CGTTGACGATGTCCTTGCCCATCTGAATCGCGGCGTTGACCACGGCCTCGATAGGTCCACGGATGCCGGGTGGCAGGGCCTCCCACGCGGCAACCACCTTATCCTTAAGCATCTGGCCGAAGCTGGCTAGCCGGTTGCCGGTGTCGGTGACGAACGCGGACGTACGGTCGAGTAGGAACTGGTTGGCCTGTTGCCAGGTGGTCTTGGTGAACTCCCAGCCCTGGTGGATCCCACCGAGCGCGCGGTTGCCAAAGTCGGTCAGGCCGCCTACGATGCCACCGATCCACCCCGTAATCGTAGAAATCAGGAACTGGTTGGCCTGGGACCAGATGCCCTTGACCCACTCCCATCCCGCGTTGATTCCGGCCAGCGCTCGGTTGCCGAAGTCGGTCAGCCCAGCGGCCACCTCGCCGACCCAGCGGGGTATATCCTGAGTAAAGAATGTGGTGACCCGTTGCCAGCCCGCCACGACGATGTTGTTCCACAGCATCTCGGCGAACCCGCCGATCGCGGCCGCCACCTCGCCCGGCATCGCACCGATCCGGGTCACGAAGTTGGTCACATCGGTCACGGCTTGCATGAACGACGTACCGACCTTGGTCGCCCACTCCGTGATCGCGGGAATCGCGTTCTGGACCAGGACCATGAACGCCCGACCCAGACCATCCACCGCATTGCGGAAGGTCTCCGAGTGGTTGTAGGCCACCACGAAGATCGCAACCAGCGCGGCGATGGCGGTTACCACCAGGCCAATAGGGTTCGCCGTGAGCGCCGCGTTGAGCAGCCACTGCACCGTCGTCCACGCGGTGGTTGCCAATCTGATCGCGCCCTGCACCGCGAGGTAGGCCGCCGCCGCCACGTTGAACGCGATCATCCGCGCGCTCATGATGAGCAGGATTGCGCCGACCGCCGCGATGGCGTCGCGCCACTCCCAAACTGCTTGCACCACGGGCGTCATCGCGGTTAGGAATGCGGTTAGCCCGGTGATTACCTGGTTTAGTACGTTCAGCACGGCCAGGTAGGCTGGGGCTAGCTTCTCCCCGAGCTGGGCCTGGGCATTCTCGGTCTCGGCCGCGATCCGCTTCTGGGTGTTGGCCACCGAGTCGCCCGAGCGCTGGAAGTCACCCTGCGCGTCGGCCGTCTGCTTGTAGATCAGCGACTGGGTCGCCATGATCCGAGCGTGGTTGGTGAGTTCCTCGCCGTGCTTGATCAGCCCGAGCCGCTCAGCCTCCTGCTTAACGGTCGCCTGGTTGATCAGGACGCCGTACTTCTCGATCGGGTCCGTTTCGCCACGGAACGCCGCGCCGATGGCCTGGATAGCCTCCTCGGGCGAGGTACCCCGGAAGGACGCCATGTCGCCCGCGAGCTTGACCATGTCGTTTGAGAAGCCAGCCAGCGGTTCGCCCGCCAGACCAGCCGCCTTGCCGAACGTACCGAACGTAATCGATGCGTCCAGCGCTGCGGACTTGCTGATGCCGATCGAGCTAGCGGCTCCAGCGGCGAACTTCTCCACCGTGCCGAAGCTATTGCCGAACACCACGCTTGCGGCCTGGGTGGAGTCCTGCAGCCGGGCAAACGCGTCGACCGACCCGGTGACGAACTCCGATACCTTGGCCCCGGCAGCAGCCAGGGCGCCTCCCGCAAGGGAGCCGACCGCGCTACCCAATGCCGAACCGATCGCCGCACCTCGGGACGATGCCTCACCCCGAGCACGGTCCAGGTCGGACATGTCCAAGCGGAGACGACCGACGAGATCGGGTAGCGAAGCCATTATTACCTAGGCCTTCCGCCCTGCTGGGCGATCTTGGTCTGGAGTGCCATCGCCCACGCCGCCGTGCCTGCCTCGGTCGGACTCTCGGCTCGCTCGTCGAGTGACCGTGCCTGGTGTCCGCTGGCGATGCGGTGCTCGCGCGACAGGATGAGCAGCTGGCGTGGGGTCATTTCTTCCCACTCTTTTTGCGTCCGGTGGAGGATGACGGTCGCGAGGTAGTACCATTGGCCCCATGGGATGCGGGAAGGCTTACCGTTGTTACGGCTCGGCGGTCGGCCCGATTGGGCCGTAGAACTTCCCCCGACATCACCCGGGATCCCATGTCGCCGAACGCGTCGGTAAACGCGATAGTGAACGCGCTGATCACGTCTTCGAACTGGTGCGGGCCGATGCCCGACGCGATCATGCGCCGACCCTCGGGCGAGTCGGGGAAGACATGCAGAAGCCCAGCATGCAGGATATCGATCAGCAACGCGATGATGGGGCGGTCCATGCGGACCTCGCCCCGCTCGTCGGTGATCGAGTCCTGCATCTGGGCTAAAGAGCCGAACTGCTTTTCGATTTTCTCCAGGCTGAGCATCGAGTAGATGAGTTCGTATCTCTCCTCGCCCACGGCGATCCACTGGCCGGACGTGTTCGACGTGGTAGGCGAACCGTGCTCGGTCGGGGTGGTAGTCGTGGGATCGGCGGAATCAAACTCCGCAGTAGGTCGGCCGGGATCGGACATGGGGGTATTCCCCTCTCTGGCGTGTTGGGTCGGGCTCCGACCCGCTCACGTGTCCGATCAGGTGGACGAGTCGGGAGCCCAGGCAGCGGGCGGAGTGTAGGTCGGCACGATGGTGATGCCCAACCAGTCACTCGTGCCGACCGGCGGAACGATGTTGATCTCGGCGCTGACGATCTTGTAGTCGTCCTCGGCCGCGCCGATCTCGGGGAACTTAGACAGCGAGCAGCGAGTCATGCTGAACAGCACCGCGCCACCGGGCGCGTCCTGGGTCGCCGAAGCCACCCGCATACCGAACGGCTGGGGGAACGCGGTGATCGGAAGCTGCCACCCCATGCCCGCGTAGGGCAGGGTGTCGGAGGCCGGAGCCGCGCCACCGAGCATGACCTGGAGGTTCATCAGGGAGAGCTTCGCGTGCTCGAACTTCGCCGTGACCTTCTTGATGGTCGACTGCGAGTCGATCAGCCGGTTGTCACCACGGAGTTCCTTGGTCTCCATGTCGCCGCTGATCTCGAACGACTTGATGCCAGGGACGTCGAACCACTCGCCGAAGGTGGCGGCTGCACCGGCCGTGTCGGTGAGTAGGGCCGCGATCTGTGCGTGCTGCACGGCGTAGACCTTGGTGATGCCTTGGCTTGCTAGGGGGGTAGCCACCTGCTGCTCCGGGGTTTCTGTGGTAGTCATCTACGGATCCTCTCACGTGCCGCTGGGGCGTCCAGCAGCCGATCCACTTGAAGCGTGACGATCGTTCTGCGCAGATTGGTCTGCGCTTGATCGGTCTGGGTCGAACGTGTGAGGATCATCACTCCATAGACGACGCTAACCCAGGTGGGTAGCTTCGATTGCTGCAGAGCGAAGCAGACGAGATCCTCCAGATCGGGGTTCTCGGTTCTAGTACCATCAGCCGCGCGCAGCCCCTGGTAGATGTCTACCTGGACCTGCTCACGGATCGTCAGTTCACTGCTTACGTCGGTGTCGCCCATCGGAACCACGTTCCAGGCTACCCCTTCGGTGATCACACAGAAGGGCAACACCGCCTTGGGTGGAGCCATGTCGCGGTACGCGGACACGCCGAGGCCGAGCGACTCGATCACGCTCTTGATCGCCCCGGCTAGTGTCACGTTCGGTGCCATTAATACGGCCCCCATCTCGCGTACCAGATGCAGTACAGAATCATCCCACCAAATAGGAGGATCCCGAACACATCTTTCATCTCAAGCCCTGGATCATTTCTCTCTCGTAATGCGCCTGTGCCGCAGCCAACCCCGGACGTAGGAACGGCTGAGCCCGCATAAATCGCGTGCCAAACTCCACAAACGGTGCATACGGCACATCATCGAACAGAACCATCTGTACGTCGGAATGCGCCTCCCCGGTATCCAGGTCGGTCTGCACCCCGTTTCGCAGCCGTCCGGTGTCGACCGGACAGCGTGCCTTGGCCTCGCGCTCGGCGAGTTCGGCTAGCCGCCCCATGTTCGCCCGCAGCCCGGAATCCCAGTCATCCAACGCTCGTACTACCGCGTCGCGCCACTGGGCCTCGTTCTCCCACGCGATGTGCGCGGGCATCAGCTGGACTCGGGCTGCTGCCAGGGCAGCGTGTATCCCTCGCTCGAAACGCGGGTCGGATGCGGCGATTCGCCGCCCGTGTCGATGGTCCAATCGATCTCGGTGCTGCGCTCCACCGACACGTCACGGTCGGTGTCGGTGTGAGTGTGCCCATGCGAGTCGTGTTCGACGTCGACGTCCACGTCGCTGTCCACCTGCACGGGCTCGGACTGGGTGGTCTTCTCCTCGCGCCGCTCCTGGCGACGCTCACTAAATCGAGCCATTAGGGGTTCCAGCT